CAGTCTGACACCGCCGCAGAAGGGCTACAACGGTGCGGGCAATTCGGACAGCTTGAGGAAAATGGTCGAATTGGTGACGGAGCTTACTGGCCCCGCCCGACGAACGGTTTCTGGCGAGACGCCGCAGGCGCGGGACCACTACCCGGCGCACAGCGAGGAGTACGTGGCGGCGAAGAAGGCCGAGGGTCACGGGATGGCGAACCTGAACGACACGGTGCAGCTTGCGACGTGGGCGACGCCAGCGGCGCGGGATTTCCGGCACGCGAACGCCAAGCCGTTCTCGGAACGGGGGGGCGGATCGAAGGGCGAGCAGTTGTGCAATCAGGTGGTCCACATGCTGAAGCCGGATGGCCCGCTGGCGGCATGGCCGACGCCGACCGCCTCGTCGCAGGGCAGCGGCGAGACGCCGGAAGCGAGGAAGGCGCGCGGTTTCAATCCGGGGCTGGCCCCGATGGACGCGGCGTGCCTGGCGCTGAACAGCCCGGCCCGGTTAACGGCTTCTGGGGAACTGCTGACTGGCTCTTCTGCCGGGACGGCAAGTGGCGGCCAGTTGAACCCGGCACATTCCCGCTGGCTCATGGGGCTCCCGCCCGCGTGGGACGCCTGCGCGCCTACGGCAACGCCATCAGCCCGTATCCGGCGGCGGAAATCATCGGCAGCTACCTCGACATCAAACGTCTTCGACTGACCTCTTTGTCTGAAATGGCGACCGACAGCGACACTCAAATCGGGGTGTTCGCATGACTGCCGCCGTCCACGAAATTCTGCTGACCCGCGACAAGACGGCTTTCGTCTCCGAGGACGACTGGCCGCTCGTCGCCGGCCGGCGCTGGTACGCGCAATACAACGCCCACGCCGGTAAGTGGTACGCGGCCACCACCGTGGGCGGCAAAAAGCTCTACATGCACCGGCTGGTGACGGCCTGCCCCCCCGGTCTGGTCGTGGATCACGCCAACGGCGACGGCCTCTTCAATGTCCGCGAGAACCTGCGCGTAACCACCCACGCCTTCAACGCGGCCAATTGCTGCTCCTTCGGCTCGATCGAGTATCGGGGCGTGACCCGCGAGGGCCGGCGCTTCCGCGCCCGCATCAACGACAAGCGGTTGGGCAACTTCGACACGCCCGAGGAGGCGGCACGCGCCTACGACCGCGCCGCCCTGGACCTGTGGGGCCCGTTCGCCTGGCTCAATTTCCCCGACCTCCGACCAGACGCCGCCCGCAGCCGAGCGCCGCTGGCGGGCGACATCCCTTTCTGACGAGGACCGCCATGACCGCACCGGAATACGCCGCCTTCGCCAGCTACGGCAACGACAGCTTGGCGCTGGTCCAATGGAGCGCCGAGAAGGGTTTGAAGAACGTCGCCGTCGTCTATAGCGACACCGGCTGGGCGGCGCCCTGGTGGGTGGAACGCGTGGCCCGTTGCGAGGATTGGGTCCGCTCGCTCGGCTTCACTCCCGTGCGCACCACATCGGAAGGCATGGAGGCCCTGGTTCGTCGCAAGAAAGGCTGGCCGCGCCAGGGCATGCAGTTCTGCACCCAACACCTGAAGCTGGAGCCGGGTTGCGCGTGGCTTGACGGGGTAGACCCGGTGGGTTTCGTCACCTGTCTTGTCGGGGTGCGCAGGGAAGAGAGCGCCAATCGGGCCAACTTCCCCGAGTGGACCGAATGCAGCCCCAACCATAGGGGGCGGTCGCTCTGGGCGCCCTTGGCTCGGGTGCTGGAGCCCGAGCGCAACGCGCTAATTCGGCGGGCCGGTTTCGAGCCTCTTCCGCACCGCAGCCGCGAGTGCTTCCCCTGCGTCAACGAGAACCGCACCGGTCTGCGCGAATTGGACGAGCAGGCCATCGCACGGGTCGAGCGCGTCGAAGCCGACCTCGGCCACACCTCCAAAGGCAAGCCCTGCACCATGTTCCGCCCGTACCGGCACATGGGCGCCACCGGCATCCGCGAGATCGTGCGCTGGGCGCGCAGCGAGCGCGGCAAATTCGACCCTGATGATGGAACTGGACGCGGCTGCGACAGCGGCATGTGCGGCCTGTAGGATTTGGAGAACGACATGATCCGCACCGAACCGACTTACACCATTGACCTGTTCATGGCGGGCGACATCGCGCAGGCCAAGCAGGTATGCCGCGAGTTCTGCTTCGCCGTTGGCTTCTGCGTCCACATCCACGCCGCCAACTTCATCTACACGGGCGGCGAGGAGGCTGGCTTCAAAGTCGGCATCGTCAATTACCCGCGCTTCCCCGCCGAGCCCGAGGCGCTGTGGGCGCGGGCGCGCGACCTCGCCGAGGCGCTGGTCAATCGCCTGTGCCAGCACTCCGTCCTGCTGGTAGCGCCGGATCGCACCGAGTGGATCACCCGCCACCCGCGCGACGTGGGAGGTGCGGCATGACCGCCGTCAAGCTCGTCGAACTGGATTTCGAGACGCGCAGCCCCGTCGATCTGAAGACGGCCGGCGCGTACCTCTACGCCGCGCACCCGGACACCGAAGTGCTGATGGCCGCCTACAAGCTCGACGGCGGGCCCACCAAGCGTTGGCTGTACGGCGAGCCGTGCCCTGACGATCTGCGCGCCGCCATCGAGGGTGGGGCCATCGTCGAGGCCCACAACAACGCCTTCGAGCGGCTGATGGTAAACATGATCCTGGCCCCGCGCCATGGTTGGCCGCGCCTGCCGCTGGAACAGTGCCGTTGCACCGCCGCCACCGCCGCCGCGCTGTCGCTACCGCGCAAGCTGGACGACCTCGGCGTCGCCCTCGGCCTGAAGGTGCAGAAGGACAAGCGCGGCTCGGCGCTGATCCGCAAGTTCTCCATCCCGCGTAAGCCGACCGCCGCCGAACAGCGCGCCTACGACAACGAGTTGGCCGCCCTGCGCGATGCTGGCGACACCGAAGCGTTCCAGGCGCGCGTCGATGCCTGGAACGCCGAGTGGTCGCGCCCTCATTGGAACGCGCCCGAGGATCACCCCGAGGATTTCCAGGACTTTCGCGACTACAACGCCACCGACGTGGACACCGAGGCGGAAGCCGCCGGCCGCATGGTGCCGCTGTCCGACGACGAACTGGACCTGTGGCGCATCAGCGAGCGCATCAACGACCGGGGCCTGCGCATCGACGTGAAGTCGTGCCGCGCAGCTTTGAAGCTGGCTGAAAAAGCAAAGGTGCTGCTCGACCGCGACATGAAGCTGGCGACCGGCGGCTACGTCACCGCCTGCACGCAGGTGGGCCGGCTGACCGAGTGGGTGAAGATGCAGGGCGTCGACCTCCCTTCGGCGGCGAAGGCCGACATCGAGGACTTGCTGGAGCGCGACGACATTCCCGCCAAGGTGCGCCAGGCCGTCGAAATCCGCCAGGAAGCGGCCAAGACCTCCGTCTCCAAGCTTAAGGCGTTCCTCAACCGCGCCGGCCACGACGGACGCATCCGGGGCGCTTTCCTCTACCACGCGGCCGGCACCGGGCGCTGGTCGTCCACCGGGGCCCAGGTACACAATCTGCCGCGCCCGCGCAAGGTGTTCGAGGACGCGCACCTGGACAAGCGCGTGTTGTTCCAGGCCATCCGCACCGAGAGCCCGGAGTGGCTGAAGTTCCTTTACGGTGACGACCTCGGCAAGCCGCTGCACCTGCTGTCCGACGCGATCCGGGGCTTCATCTGGGCGGCCCCCGACCATGACATCCTGGACGCCGACTATTCCGGCATCGAGGGCGCCGTCGCCGCCTGGTTCTGCGGCGAGGACTGGAAGGTCAAGGCCATGTTCGACCTCATGGCCGACCCTAACCTGCCCGACCTGTACCGCCGCGCGGCGGCCGGCATCTTCAACACCACCACCGAGGAGTTGACCAAGAAAGACCCCCGCCGCCAGGTCGGCAAGGTGTCGGAACTGTCGCTCCAGTACCAGGGCGGGCCCGGCGCGTTCAGGACCATGGCGCGCAACTACTCCATGAAGCTCGCCCCCATCTACGAGCCGGTCTGGGAGGCCGCGTCGGAGGAGCGTCGGGAGGCCGCCGTCAAGCGCTACGAGACGGTGGTGAAGCAAAACCTGCCGATTGCCGAGCAGTTGACGCGGCGTGAGTTCCTGGCCGCCGAACTGGTCAAGATCGGCTGGCGGCAGACGCACCCCGCCATCACCGAGGCATGGGGCCTGTTGCAGGACGCGGTGGTGGAAGCGGTGAGCAACCCCGGCACCGTCGTTCCGGTGCTGAAGGTGAGATACCTAGTCCGCAACGGCTTCCTGTGGTGCCAGTTGCCCTCGGGGCGCTGCCTCGCCTACGGCGCGCCGCGCGTCAAGCAGCAGGTGTGGGTGCGCAAGACCGGAGCCGAAGCGTCCGAGACGATGGGCCGCGAGGAGGCCGAAAAGCTGGCGGCTGCCGGCGGGTGCGTCATAGAGCGCGACGCCAAGCCGGCGGTTACGGTGCTGGGCGTGGAGAGCCAGTCGCAGAAACTGATCCGCTACGCCCTCTATGGTGGGCTGCTGCTGGAGAACGTGGTGCAGGCCATCGCTCGCGATCTGCTGGCGCACGGCATCCGGCAGGCCGAGAAGGCGGGCTACCCCGTCATCGGCCACGTCCACGACGAACTCCTGTGCGAGGTGCCGCGCGGTTTCGGCGACGTAAAGACGTTCGAGCGGCTGATATGCGAACTGCCGTGGTGGGCCGCTGGCCTGCCGCTTTCCTCGGGTGGATGGAGGGGCAAACGGTTCAGGAAGGACTGACGATGCACATGTATGTCGTTTAGCCATTGACGACTGACCTACACCAGACATACACTCCAGACATCGACAACCAATGTCTGGAGTTTTCGCCTTGCCCACTCCCTCTGCTACCCGCGCTCCCAAGCGCACGCTCACCACCATGCGGCTGCCGTCCGACCTGATGCGGCAGTTGAGCAAGCTCGCCGAAAAGGAGGGACGCTCCCGCTCCAACATGGTCGAGAAAATCCTTCGCGATGCGGTCGCGAAAAAGGTGAAGGCGGGAGGTGCCGATGTCCTCGCGTAAACCCCGCGCCAAGAAGGCGCCCGCCACCGAGCCCACCGAGCCCACCGAGCCCACCGAGCCCACCACGACCGACATTCTGGCCTACAAAGGCTTCGACGCCAGCCTCGCCTGCCGTGGCTACCAGTACGAGATCGGTAAGACCTTCACCCATGCCGGCAAGGTGGTTCGCTGCGCCTCGGGCGGTTTCCATTCGTGCGAAATGCCGCTGGACGTGTGGAACTACTATGGCCCGGTGACGAGCCGCTTCGCCGACGTGCTGGTGGGCGGCGCCATCGACCGGCCTTCGGGCGACGACGCGGACACCAAGATCGCTTCGGCCCAGATCACCGTCCGGGCGGAACTGAAGCTGCCCGATCTGGTGCGCCGCGCGGTCGAGTGGATCATCGCCAAGGCCGGTCAGAACGTGACGACCGGCAACAGCAGCCACGCCGCCTCGACCGGCAACAGCAGCCACGCCGCCTCGACCGGCAACAGCAGCCACGCCGCCTCGACCGGCAACAGCAGCCACGCCGCCTCGACCGGC